AAAGTTGTATACCTTTTTTAGATAGTCTAACAGCAGGCTATATTTTAAAAATGCCACAAGATTTTTATGTTAAACATAATATTAAAAACAAAGATAATAGACTAGACTCCTCTTATAGATTTGCCATAAACGATCTTATGCAACATCAATTAAGTACATATGGTTTAAACTTAAATACAAGTCAATGTAAAGATACTCATTCTCCAGAACAATTAGGTAGTGAATGTCCTTTTAATAAAAAAAATCAAAACCACCCTTTTTACAAAATATTAAATCCTTTTATAATTAAAACACCACCAGGATACTCATGTCTTTTTACTGCACCTTTAAATAATAGAGACGATAGGTTTGAGGCAATATCTGGAATAGTCGATACAGATATATACGACAATCATATAAATTTTCCTATAATTTTAAATGGTGATAAATACCCTTCTTTAGAAACAAATATTGAAAGAGGCACACCTTATGTGCAAATAATTCCATTTAAAAGAGATGATTGGAAAATGGCTGTAGAAGAAATGCACTCTCCTATGTTTTTGGAAAGAGTAAACATAGTTAGAAAACTATGGAATAATTATAAAACATTCTTTTGGAAAAAGAAAAAATGGAATTAGAAAAATTTATAAAAGTATTTGATGACACAATGCCTCCTAAAATAATAGGAAGTTGTATAAAATATTTTAATACTTTAAACTTTGAACAGCAAACTGTTGTTGGTGCAGAAGGTAAGAGTGTAACTAGAAAAAATACTAGAAATGCATTGGGTTGGTATTTTAACTCAAATACTATGACAGACATTCATTGGAGAAATTTATGGTTGTGTACTTTTAGAAAAATTTACATGAGCTATAGAAAATTTTATAACATACATACAGATGTTCTTTGTGAAGAGGTAAAAACAATAGGAGCATTAAAATATGAACCTGGAGGTTTTTATGTGCCTCATTCAGATATGCATAACAAATACCCAAGAACTTTAAGTTTTATATATTTTTTAAATAATGATTACGAGGGAGGAGAATTAGTTTTTCACACTCCCGATAGACATTGTGATGAAACGCTTGCTATAAAACCAGCGCCTGGAAGATGTGTTGTATGGCCCTCTAATTTTATGTATCCTCACTCAGTTAAACCTGTAAAGAAAGGAACAAGGTATGTTTTAGTATCATGGATGGCATAAAAAATTTTAAATATAAAATAATACCTAATTTATTAGATGAAAAAGAAATTTTTTTATTAAAAGAGTATTGTAAAAATAAACATGTATTAAATCAAAATAATTTTGATATGCAGCAAAATAATTGTGGAGATACTTATTTTTATAAAGATGAATTAATGGAAGTAATCTTAAGATTAAAAAAAGAAATTATAGAAAAAGAAATAGGGATTGATTTAAATGAAACTTACACTTTTTGGAGATGCTATACTTATGGAGCAGAATTGACAAAACATACAGACAGACCTTCATGTGAAATAAGTGCAACTGTTTTTATAGATTCAGATGATACAGAATGGCCTATATTTATGGATGGTAAAAGCGTTTCACTAAATAAAGGCGATGCTGTTATATACAAAGGCTGCGATGTAGAACATTGGCGAGAACCTTTTAATGGCGATTATCACATGCAAGTTTTTTTGCATTATGTTGATAAAAATGGTAAATATTCAGATTATAAAGGAGATACAAGAAGATGAAAATAGTAATGTTTAAAAACGGAGATGGTGCTCTTCAATTTACTGATCAAGAAGTAAAAATTTTATCGAAGAAAAAAGAATTAATTTTTCCATTAGAAGCTATGCATAGTTTTGCTAATCAATTAGTTCACATTGGTTTTGCTATGGTAGACAAAATTCCTGTGGAAAAACAAAATAAGTCTGTCAGTAATTTTGGTCACATCGCAGGAAAAGATGAAATAAAAAGTGAATAGTATTTATTCTATAATAGAAAATTTTATAGATTCAAAAGATGCTGACGATTTAATTAATTTTTTTAATAAAAATCAAAATCTTTGTTATGATATGGAAGAAGAACATAAAGATAGAAATATTCATTATTCTTTTATTAAAGATGAAAAAATTAAAAAATTATTAGATTACTACGCATACAAAAATATTATTTTTATAGATCATATTTATAAAACTAAAACTAAACTTTGGGGTGAAATGAGATTGTGTAGATGGAAACCTGGAGATAGCATGGGGATGCATGTGGATAGAAACACTGAAACAAGAAACAACAATGTAAACTTTTCTTCTTTAGCTTATCTAAATGATGATTATGAAGGAGGAGAATTAGTTTTTAGAGATAAAGAGTTAAGGATGCCTAAGCTTAGTTGTATTGTATTTGAAAGTCATTTACATCCACACGCTGTAAAAGAGATTAAAAAAAATAATCGGTATACAATACCATCATGGTATAATTATGTATAAAGATAATATCTTAGATAAAAGATTTGCTGATGAATTATATTGGCTTTTATTAAACACACCTTGGCACGCTAGAAATATAGCAAATAGAAACACATATCCATATGGGGACGAAGGATCACATTTGTTTTTAGGTAAACAAATATTTTGGAAAGAAAATGAATACGATACTTATTCTGAAGTTAATAAACAAGATATGTTTAAATTTATAAATTTATTTGAACATCTTTGTAGTATTTTTAACATAAATTTAAAATTAAAAGACATATCCGCAAACTTACAATTTTTTGGTCAAGACGGAACTTTTCACAAAGACGGTAATGAAAAAGAAACTGTATTTATTTTAATGTTATGTAATAAAATTTTAGACCCAGATGTTGGTGGAAATTTTATAAATCAAGATACAAATGAAGACATATCTTTTAAACATGGAAGAGTAATTACATTTAAAGCAAATAATAAACATAAAGGGTTGGCTTTTAATAAACCCTATATTCCAAGAATATCTATAAAGTTTGTAGGAGAGTAATATGTATCAAAAATACGAAGATATAAATAAGGAAAAAGAAGGAAGTTACAAATCAATATTTTCAACTCCAGTATGGATTAAAAATATAGAGCCAGAAAAATTAAACTTACGAAGCACTAATTTTAAACATCATTTTTTAAGTGATACTTTATCTTCTTATAGCCATGATGATAATGACAATCAAATGACAGTTGCAGGAAAAGAATATTTAGAGAGTATTATATTAGATTGTTTAAAAGATTTTAAAATTACTAAATGCCGTGTTGTTCAAATATGGAGAAATATATACGATGATGATTTTCAAGAAAGACATCATCATGCAAACTCGCATTTTTCTTTTACTATTTATGAAAAATTATTGCAACCACAAACGATGTTTTATCATCCTGCGCATGACATGATTAATGCAACTGGTATAAATAATATAATTTATCCATATTGTTTTCCAGAGGTTAAACAAAATCAAATGATATTATTTCCAAGCTATTTGGATCACATGGTGCTTCGATCTAAAGGTTCTATGACGATTAGTGGAAATATAAAAATATGAAATTTTTATCAGCTAGAATCGGTGAACACGATTCTAATGTAACATACACAGATGGTGTTAATGTAAAATATTTTAAACCAGAAAGACAAACACAAATAAAACATTATGCATATGAAGATATATTATCGTGGTTGGGATCTTCTGCTTTTTTAAATTTTAAAATAAATGAAATAGATGGTATAGCATTAATATTAGATTCATATGCTTTTAATTGGTTGGGGGAAGATGAAGGTAAATTATATAAAAATATAAACATACCTTTTGAACCTTTTACAAGTTTAAAATGTCCAATATTTAAACTTGACCATCACTATGCACACAGTCTTTCTAGTTGGATGTTAACAGACAAATCTACAACTAACATGGTGTTAGATGGTTTTGGAGATAAATACAGAACATGTAGTATATTTCAAAATAATGAATTAAAACAATCTTACACAAAAGAAAATGGTTTACATTCTTTTGGAATAGCACTTCAAGATTTTGCATGTAATTTAAAAGTGCAAGGTTCAAGTCAAGACCTTTCAGGAAAGATAATGGCTTTACAATCTTTTGGCAAAGTAGATAAAGATTATTTAAAATATATATCTCAATTTAATTTAGAACAAAGTTCTAAAATAGTAGACTTTGAAAACTATGTTAAAATTAAAGGTAGCCGTATAGTTGCAAACCACACTTATCTTAATTTTGTTAAAACTATTCATGTTTATATGGAAAAAATATTTCCAAACTTTTTTAATAAATATTGTAATTCAAAAGATACTATAACTTATTCTGGTGGTGTTGCTCAAAATATATGTATCAATAGTAAACTTAAAGAACAATATCCCAATATTATTATTCCACCACATTGTGCAGATGAAGGTTTAAGTTTAGGAGGAGTGGAGTTTTTAAGAAAATATTTTGAACAACCAAAATTCAATACAACTAATTTTCCATTTTGGCAAACAGACGTAATCCCTGAAACATTGCCCTCGGACCAATTAATAAAACAAACTGCACGTGAATTAGCTCAAGGAAAAATAGTGGGCTGGTATCAAGGACATGGTGAAATTGGACCAAGAGCTTTAGGTAATAGATCTATATTAATGAGTCCTGAAATTAAAAAAGGTAAACAAATATTAAATAAAAAAGTAAAACATAGAGAGGATTATAGACCTTTTGCTGCCTCTATAAAATTAGATAAAACAAAAGATTATTTTGATTGGACGGGAGAAAGTGAGTTTATGTTATATAGTGTTAAGTTTAAGAATAAAATATTTGATTCTATTGCACACATAGACGGCACAAGTAGGATACAAACTGTAAAACAAAATCATGAGTATTTTTATAAATTATTAGATGAGTTTGAAAAATTAACAGGGTTACCCATGCTTTTAAATACATCCTTAAACGATAATGGTAAACCCATAGCAGGCAAACCTAAAGATGCCTTTGCTCTTTTAAAGCACTCTGACCTAGATTATTTGATTGTAGGAGACTGTGTTTACAGAAAATAACCATGTTGATTTATGGAGATTTTGGCTATAGTATCTAACCCTTTACTTAAATAGGTATTTTATGCTACAAAAGATAGGATTTCAGCCAGGTATCAATAAACAGATCTCAGAAACTACAGCAGAAGGTCAATGGGTTGATTGTGATAATGTTAGATTTAGATATGGAACACCTGAAAAAATAGGTGGGTGGAATCAATTAGGTGGTACCGGAGCAAATGAGTTAACAGGTGCAGGTCGAGGTATGCATCAGTTCATAAATAGTTTATCAAGAAAATACTCAATTATTGGCACAAACAGAATTTTGTATGCTTTTTCTGGAGGTGTATTCTATGACATACACCCTATCAAATCTACGACGACGCTTACTAGCGCGTTTACTACAACTAATGGGTCACCAATTGTTACAATAACTTTCAGCACATCTCACGGTATAAATCCACAAGATATAGTTTTATTAGACAATTTTAGTTCAGCAACTAATTCTAATTATAGTGCATCTGATTTTGATGATAAAAAATTTATGGTAACTAGCGTTCCAAATAATACGACTATTACTATTACACTCGCATCTAATGAATCTGGATCGGGAGCCACAACTTCTGGTGGTATCAGAGTTCAACATTATTATCCTGTAGGTCCAGCCGTGCAAGCAAAAGGTTTTGGATGGGGTTTAGGATCTTGGGGCGGTGAGGATCCGTCTGCAAGAACTACAACTTTAAACGGAGCTATAAACTCATCTACAACAACTATTGTTTTAACAGATGCATCTCAATTTTCTAGTTCTGGAACTAACTTTGTTATCATAGGTAGTGAAGAAATTTCTTATACAGGAATTACTGGTAATACTTTAACAGGTGTAACTAGAGGGGTAGACGGAACATCTGCGGCATCACACAGTGACGGTGACACAGTAACATTTTCTACAGACTTTGTTGCATGGGGCGAGGCAGCATCAGGTGACTTAGTTTTAGATCCTGGTATGTGGTCATTAGATAATTTTGGTGATAGAGCTATTTGTTTAATTCATGATAGTGCTGTATTTTCTTGGAACTCTGCATTGTCAAATGCAACAGAAACTAGAGCCGAAATTATTACAGGTGCACCTACAGCTTCACGCCACGTGGTAGTTTCTACTCCCGATAGACACTTAGTATTCTATGGAACAGAAACAACTATTGGTGATCCTACAACACAAGATGATATGTTTATAAGATTTTCTGACCAAGAGGATATAAATACATACACACCTACAGCAACGAATACAGCTGGTACACAAAGACTGGCCGATGGATCACAGATTAGAGGAGCCATTAGAGGTCGTGATGCGATTTATGTTTGGACAGATACAGCTCTATTTACACAACGTTTTGTTGGTCAACCTTTTACCTTTGCGTTTGCACAGGT